CTGGTGTAGTAAGTGCACCAAAAAGTATATGTCTTAAAGTATCTTGATAACTTTTATCAAATGGTACATTTTTATTAACTGGAAAACCAAGCCCTTTTCTTTCAATAGCAGAAGTTGTTGATAATTCCCTAGCGTCAGTTACTTCATCGTCTATATTAAAAAAATTAGCAATCTTTGGTTCTACATGTAACTTAAACCACCCTTTTACATCATCTACAAGCGGAAAAATATTAGCCATTTACATCATCCCTTAATCTCATAAACGCTCGTAGAGTTCTTGCTACTCCTTGTAGTCTATGAAGTTCTTCTGTTTCTGCTATTTGTTCTAATTGTTTGTGATTAGCTTCAAGACGCACTTCTAGTTCTTCAACAAAAGATTCCCAAAGTTCTGGATTGTTTACAAACATTTTTAACTTACTCATTGTATTGGAGGTTGTCCTGTGTTAGCTGAGAATCCTTGTTCACCTGGTATAGGTACACTACCTGTTCCTATCTGTCCACCACCTGACCCTTGCGTATCTTGAGCTTGAACACCTGCTGGAACTTCTCCTGGAGGTGCTGCAGCTTGAGGCGGAGCTTCAGGTGTAGGATTTTCTTCTTTAAATTTCTTAAGTATTTCTGATTGTATTGCAGCATCGCCCATAGAATTAACTAGTTTATCTGGATCAAGATCCATACTCTTTGCTATCTCACGTATTATGTAATCCATTTTAGCAAAAGGAGCTAAGACTGGATTTTGTACCACACCTAAGAATTGCATTAATCTTTGTGACCTAACTTCATTAGCCATTAGTGATTCAGTACCACGAGCTTTAACTTCTAAGTCACCTTTAATTTCAGTATCATAATCAAACTGCATATTAAAATTAAAAAATGCTTTACCTAATGGAGCTAATAAATAGTCATCAACATTCTTAACCACGTTCCGTATACTGCCATTAGCAGCAGACATAAGCATACTAATACCAGAAGCGGTTCGTCCCACTCCTTGGACACCAGTTTGACCATGAGCAAAACTAGGAAAGCCCGTAGACTCATCAGCCAATACACGGGCTTTATCAAACATTTGCATATTTTCATTAGATACATTAGGGAACTTTGTGCCAAAGATTGCTTGTCCAGGTGCACCTCCTTGTCTTCTAAATATTTTACCAGGGTATACACTTAGATCTTGACCAGGAGTTAGATTAGTTTCATCTACTTCTATTAACATATTACCAGATAGTGCAGCATTGTCAACAGCCATTCTCATAAAACCATTCATTAATGTCTGGGTATCATCCATATTTTCAGCTATACCTACACCAAATAAACTATAAGGATTTACTTCATAAGGTACTGCATAGTATGGTATTAAGTTAGGGGTAAAAGGATTCATAACTAATCTTAGTACTTTACCATTACAAGTCCAGATGTTCACACTTATTTCATCTAGATCTTTCATATCTTCTGGTATATCTACATCATGTCCCTCTAATACATCAATGTCTACATTACCCCAGAACTCAAGTACTTCATATCGTTGAGCTTTAGATTCATGGCTTTCATCTTCCATAGCTTGTTCCCACCACTCTTTAATATAGTTCTCTCCCATAGAAAGTGCCATATCAATACAGTTAGAACGAAAGAAAGGTCTACGTTTTAAAGCCCTCATTTGACTACGAGACATCTTATGTCTCTCTACTACATACTCTGCTTCATCCATATTAGCTGCATCTGGATCTGGATAAAAATTCCATATAGACACAGAAGATGTTTGAGGTATTGTTTTAATATTAGGTTTGTATTCGCCATCTACATAGTTAGGATATTCTTTATCTATAGCAAACGGACCTTTCATTACTCCTGTGCCAAACAATGCACATTCAAAAGCAGCAACACGAAGTTGTTTGTTTGCATTAGACTCCTCTAGTTGATCATGGATTTTCTTTTCCATTTTCTTTGCAGAGATCATTGCAGGATGTAAAGTAACTTCTGTAGCTGTACCACCTGTACCTTCTTTAAGAATATCTTTAACAGGACTAAGTTTACTTTTAAGACCAGCTAGACGTTCACCTAAATCTACAACAGTTTCTCCTGGCAAAAGTTTAGTTTCTTCTGGACTAAACTCTTCTTTAGCTTTTTGCATATCAGGATTAGATTCAAAGAATACTGAGTCTGCTACTCCTTCAGGTAAAGTAGTAGGATCAACTGTAATTGGAAATTTATTATTTCCAAAAAGGACTTCTACTATTTGACCATAAGCAGCAAGAACTTTTGTTTTAGTAACCTTAACAAATATGCGAGACTTTTCTGTAGAGGTGAACTGTACATCTGGACCATATAAACCTCTGTAGTTACGGTAGGCTTGTATCCAACGTCTTTCATCATACTCACGATAAGTAGAAGCTTTATAGTAATGGTCTTTTACAAGTCCTACTATACTGCCTGCATTAGGATCAGAATAACTATCTTCGTCTACATCTTCTATAGCATTAGACTCAATTGAATCCATAGCCATTTCATTTTCAAAGAATTTTTCTTCTGCCATTGTTTTTCCTTAGTAACCGAAAGTTGGATCGCTTGCTTGAAAACCTGAGTTAGATGCGGGGTTGTAATCAAAAAGACTACTTCTAGGTCTTGTCATAACACCGTAACGTAAAGCATCGTATAAGTGGTCTTCAGCATTAGTATCTACATCTTCTGGATTTTTTTTATCCAAAGGTATAGCAGGTAGTTGAGAGATAATATTAGGACAGCTATTAAAAAATACTAGTCTAGGTTGTTTTGTAAACTCATCTACTTGTAATCTTCTGTGTAATTCATTCTTGCCTGATATACGAGAGCCTCTTGATCTATCTGCTGGCCTCCACCTGCATCCCTTCATAATCATTTGTTCTGCCAGAGATGGACCAGTATCACCACGTTTATGCCACAAAGAACTATCAAGCACACCATACCGTATTTTCTCTTCTGATTCAACCTCTAATATCATATCTGCTAGATCAGTAGCAATAACTTTAGATACATACATCTCTCTGTAGATAATTAATTGTTCATCAGGAGCTACTGCAATCCAAACAACACCAGTGTAAGAACCATAACCGTAGTCACATGCACGAAACTTAGCCCAGCCGCTAGGTATATCAAAGGGTTCAACAACATGTATCTGTCTATTAAACTCTGGAAAGGCTGCACCTTCGTTAATGTCCCAGTCACCTTCAAGTAACTGCCTTCGTTGGTGTTCAGGTAGCGACAAAAGGTTAGCTTCGTACATACCATCATCTGCTAGGTATGGGTTATCAAACAAAGTTGCAGGTATAAACCTACGTTTGAATAAGGGTTCCCCTTCTCTAGTGTGACCCTTGGGCCAAGTAATAGTTTCTTTTGTTTCTGGGTCTGTAGCCCAAAAAGGTTTGTTAGGAACCTCAGGATCAATAAAAGTTTTCTTAACCCACTGGTGTCCAGGTCCACCTGGGTTGCTTGTTGCCCTCATATTGAGGGGTAATCCTGAATCTTTGGTAGTTCTTAACCTTGAGCGCATGTAGTCCCAAGGGTATGGCGTAGGCCACTGTGTTAACTCGTCAAAGCCAATCCAATTAAAGGCCTGACCTTGGTATCTCATCACATCGTCGTCTCTATCTAGGTAGGACATCCACAGAGTAGCACCTGAGGGTGCAACCCATGTCTTATCCCGTTCCATAAACTTAATCCCAGGTATTGCTTTAGGATAAAGGAGCTTGGAAACAGATATAAGCTCTCTTAACTCCTCTGTACTCCTACGTACCAGCAACATAGTGGCATGTGGGTTGTTTAACCAACGTACTGGGTCTGCAATCATGGCGTATGACTTGCCACCCCCTGCAGAACCACCGTATAGTACCTCTTGTTCAGTAGATGCTAGGAAATCTGTCTGTGGACCTGGATTAGGCTCAAAGATAATCTCTCTAATTGCTTTCTCTACCTCAAACTCAGGCGGCTTGACCTGTGCTGGCACTGTTATCTTTTCTAACTCTTGCACCGATACGTTGGTTTTCGAGCTTTTCGGCTTTCTCTGCGGCTTCTTT